TGCCGGAACTGCCGTCACCGCCTCCGCTGCTGAACTTAACGCTTTGTCAAGCACTGGCCTTTCCGCCGCCGAGCTTGGAGTATTGAACGGAGTTACCCCCGGAACCTCTGCAGCATCGAAAGCCGTTGTCCTGGGCTCCGACAGTAAAATCAACGCTATCGACATCACGGCGCTTACTCTCGGAGGCGCTGCGGTCACCGCAACAGCGGTAGAAGTAAACATGGCGTCCGACAATTCGGCGAACGTCGAAACGGTGGTCACTACCAATGTCATTGCGGCCGCCGAAAGCGGTACGACCTATTTCCTCGACCTCGCCGCCGGGTTTGTTTCCACCTTGCCCGCCCCGGCCGCCGGGCTTAGATACACGTTCATCATCAAAACGGCGCCTACCGGCGACATGACGATTGTCACCAACGGAACGACTCAGAAAGTCCTCAAAGGCCTTGTCCTTGTGGCCGCTGATGGCGTGGGCGACGTTTCCGATGATGTTCCCTGATTTATCCTTAAAGACAAGATCACCACTGACCCAATCGGCTGTGACGTTGGCCTGTGCGAAGGCAGGCACCGCCATTGACATGGAAATTAGGATCATAACGGCGATCAAAAACAATTTTTTCATGGTATCCTCCTTTTCCCTTGAGGTAGGACGGCCCAAAAAAGCACCGCCCACCGGGAGGGATTTAGTCGTAAATCGCCGTTTCGGGAGTCTCGGCCATGTAGCGGGGTTCGCTGAGGACCGCCCAGGCCGCCAGATCGGTTGTGTTCGCGTCGGCCAGGTTCAGCTCGATGCAATCGTACCCGTCCCCGAGGTCTTCCGCGCTCACCGGGATGCAGTAGATTTTGTCGACCACGGCGGCGATGTTGAACGTGTTGCTTGCCGCCGTCCGGGGGACAAGAATATCCTCGTTTTTCTGGATGCCGTTGGCAACAGCGGTTCTCCCCGATGTGGTGAAGGTGATCACTTCGTTGTCCACAAAGGTCGTCCCGTTGTAACCGTAGGCAATCAGTTTATTTCCGAGGTCTTTGTAGACGACCCCCGCGCCGCCGCCCGCGCCCGTGAAGGCCGCACCCGCCGCCTCGATTACATCGTTACTGGCCCCGTCATATTCCAGCACAAAGCCGGTGCTCAGGTAGCGGGAGAAAGTCATGGCCGTCGCCGCACTCCCGACCGCCGTACCTTTTTGCAGAGTGACGGCCGCGGCCTGCCCGACCGTGTTGCCGATCATTAGGAAGATATCCGCCTGTCTATAGTTTTTCATGCTGATGACGTCCCCGACGAGCGCCCCGTCGTGCTGCTGTGCGAACAGCAAGGGGACGATCACATAATCGTTATTGATTTTCTGCATTGTCATTTCCTCCTTATTCCGTGCCGGGGCCGCAAAGCCCCGGCCTTCGGTTATTGGTTTCTCTTACGCGCGGGTTGCCAGGGCAACCAGCGGGCTCACTGTGTTCTGCCCTTTGAACGGGGTGACTGCTGAACTCCACCGGGGCTGACAGTCGAAGTAGTAGGTGAAACGGTAGGTGTTCTGCCCGTAGATAAAGTTGACATGGATGGACATGGCCTCGTTGATGTCGCCCTGATCAGCCGCTACCACCTGGCTCCAATCGGCAAGGATGATATCGCCGACCGTTCCGACCGTCTCGCACTGCTCAATTTCGATCACCGGGGCGCCCTTGATACGGAGAATGCCATCCGGCCCGTAATTGATGAAACGGGGTTCCAGGGCTCCGGTTCCGGCCACGATGGACAGCTCATCGAGCTGGGGACCGCAATCCTTGTTGATGAACCACACGGGCTTTCTTCCGTTGCACCGCGCCCACATCTTTGAGAGGTTCTTTGTCAGGATCGTGCCGGCGGCCTGGTTCGTCTCCTTCGGCACCGTCACGAGACACGGGGAACTGAGAGCGCCGAGGCCTTCCCCTACACCGGACCCCCTCACGCCGATGTTCTGGGCCTTGAAAGCGAACTCATCGCCAAAAAGCTGACGAACTTCCTGCCCCATAAAGGTGGCGTTGCGCTGCCACTCCTCAGAACAATAGAAGAGGCCGGTCAACTTCTTGGGCTCGACACGGATCTTATTGAGCTGGGCCTTGGAGGGATCGACGGACCCGAGTTCCTTGTCCGTGTAAACCCTGATCCCGCCGCCGCGCGAGCCGTCCTTACGGGACTTTTCATCGATGCCGATGATCTCGATGAACTGTGTTGCCGTCAGAGTGCGTTTCGCCATCCGGGGGAGGATTTCGGAGTTGTTGAACCCAGTCGTCATCAGGTCCGCAACCGTCTCGCCCTGAAGGAAGAACCCGCCGTCAGTGGGGACACCCATCGTCGCGCCGCCGGTCGCAGCCGCCCGCTCTTCTTTCTTCGCCAGGGACTCCATCCGCTCTGCGTAGCGTTTCTGGCTCTGCTCAATGCGGCTTCTGGCACTGCGCACTTCGTTGCCATCGAACTTAGGGTCGCTGATCGTGCGGATGTCGGCAAGCTGCATCCCGATTGCGGTTGCGTTGGACCCGCGATAAATCGGTGCATCCGGGACTTCGATGGTCGCGCCATCGGCCACCGTCAGAGCGCCGCCACCGGACCCGTACAGCTCGCCGCGAAGCTCCTCTTCGGCCTTGAAATCGTCCCACTGGCGTCTTGCCAGGTCGATTTCCGCCTTGAGAGCGGTCCGCTGGGTCAGCTCATCGTCCGTCAGATCCCTCTTTTCCGCCGCTGCCTTCTTGCGGATCTCCTCCATCTTCTTGAAGGCCGCGTCCATCCTCTTCTGGTATTCGTTCATTGCCATGTCCTCCTTAAATTCCGAGTGTTTGCCTGTATGCTTCGTCCTCTTCGCCCAGGAGGACAATCGTTCGGTTAGCGTCCTCCGCCATATCGTCACCGCGCTTTGGCGGGACTTCCTTGTTTTTCCTGTGTTCTTCCAGGGACCGTAGGCCGACTTCGGTGTCGGGATAGGCCGGGAAGGTCACGGGGGAAACGTCGTACAATTTCACCTCGATCAAGGTCCGGATCTCGTCCGGGTATTCACCTTCCCAGAGCTGAGAAACGGTCCTGAACCCGAAAGACATCTGATCGATGTCGCCCCGGTCAATACTCGTCATCAGATCCCGCGCCCACTGAGCATCCGGGGGGAGAATGTCAATCTTGAGGCCCTTCGCATCCTCGGAAAGCGTCAGGGTGCCGCTCTTGTTGCGTCCCAGGACGTGATTCGAGTCGTGATTCCATAGGGCTCGAACGTCATCCTCTTTGATCGTTTTCGTGAAGCAGCCGGGGGCGATTTTCTCCCGAAAACCGTACATTTCCTCCGAGAACTTATTGAAAACCGCAGCATATCCGATGATATGACGAAGGCCCTTGTCATCCTCAATCGCCCGGAACTCGGAAACGGGAAAACAGCGGCGCTCAATCTCTTCGGTCTTTCGCTTTTCTGGCATCTTTCGCCTCCTTCCCGTCTTTCCGCGTCTCATATTTCGGCGGGATCGCTTTTTCATAGGTCGGTTTCACTTCGTCACCCCTTGAAACTGTGTCCCCGGCGGGAGCATGTTCGGCGTCACATCCATCACGTCGCCGCCATCGATCGGGTTGAGGTTTTCCTTTGCCCGGATCTCGTTTGTGGTCATCCACCTGCCGGACTTGGCCTTCGAAAAGTATTCAGCGCGGGCCGCCGAGTCGCCACGCATGAGCGCGTCAATTAGGTGTTCAAAGAAATATTCCCGGCGTTCCTCTTTGGTCAGGAGGGCCATATTCAAGGACTGCTCAACCCGGACAAGCCAGGGGCGAAGGGTCTTTGTCACATAGTCAATCGCCTGTTGCTCCACGTTGGCGAAGGCCGTCTTGTCCATTTCTCCGTACATATAAGGGGGGACGCGATAGATCCGCGTTCCGATTTCGATATTCTGAAAACGGCGACTTTCAAGGAACTGCGCTTCGTCGTTTGGGATTCCCATCTTTTCGACTTTTTCAGCCTCTTCCAGGAGCATGATCCGATGGGCATGACCAAGCCCGCCATAAACCTCCTCAAGGGCCTCGCGCCGCGCTCTCGGATCTTTTAGATTTCCTTTCACGGACACGACGAACGAAGGCCGGATGCCGTTTTCAAAGTAGGTCGCGCCGAACTCTTCAAGGGTTTTCCCGAGTCCCATCGCTTCCCGCGCCGCCGCTATCGGCGAGTATCCAGTGAGCCCGTTGAAGGATAGGCCGGGAGTGTGCAGGATTTTGTTTTTTGGGAGGGCTACATCGGGGAGATTCGTCCCGGCCATACTAATGTAGTAGTAAATCGTGTTCAGGGGGAGGTTCTTCATCTCCCCTTTATTGCGCTTCATCGTCACGCGGTTCGGGGTGATCGGCCAAAGCGATTCAACGATACCACTCCCCACTCGTCCCTTCCCGGTTGCTATCTCAGCATAACCGTTCCCCCAGGAGAGAATATGGGCCTTGTATGCCTCCCGGAAGGAAAAGGCGGTCATTTCCGGGTTTGGGGAATCGTGGAGAAGCGAATACAGAGGGTGATCGGTCGCCCGGTCCTTCCCGCCGTCCTTGCGCTTACGGTAAAGGATCAACGGGAGGCTTGCAGAGTCCTCGGCCAGTATTTTAATGCAGCACCACACCACGGACAACTGCATGGCGTTCATTTCAGAGATTTGCGCTCCTGATTTTGTCTTGATTCCGCCTCCGCCGTAAAAAAAGCCGCCTGGGTTGTACCAAGAATCATCAGTGGCACCGAGCGTTGATCGTCTTTCGATGGATTCAATGAGGCTCATTTAGTCCTCCGGACGAGCCACCCGAGGCCCAAAAGCATCGAAACGGCACCAAAAGAGGCCCACCCGAGCCACGGACGAAGGAGATAAAGGCCATAACCGAGGCAAATCAGGCCGCCAAACACGAGAAAATCCCGTACATTCCGCGCCAACCACTCGCCGATACGGGGGATCACAGCCTTCACGCTCGATTTAATATCCATCTACCGCATACCATCTCCAAAACTACGGGAACGTTTCTGTGATGGGATAGTGGCAGATTTAGAACGAAAGTTCTACGGACAAGAAGGGACAAAGACGGACAGGGTTATGGCGTGGCGTTTTGTTGTGCAGTAGCTCCCATTTTCCACTGGTCAAGAGCTTCTTTCGTGGTGATGGGATGCCCTGCTGGGTCGTAGGTAACAGGAAGTCCGCGCTCTTTATAGCGGATAGCTGTCTTTTCGGAGACGTTCAGGTGATTTGCAATAAGGCCCCAGCGGTCAAGCAAGTCATTCATTTTCGGTAGTCTCCTCTTTCTTAACTTCTTTCCCCGTCATCCGGGCGATCATCTCTTCTTTTGTCATCCCGTCGAATACTGACCGGCCCGCCTTCGCCTCTGGATTCATGGCCATCAGCGCCACCGCGTTGAACGTCGCCATAAGCGGGTCGATCTTCCCGGTCCCGCTGGCTTGTTTCGTAATGCTGATCGCATTCCCTCTCGGCTCCACCCTGGCATTCCCGACGCACCAGTTCATCATAAGCTGCCCGCCGTGCAGGATGGTTTTTTCAGCTACCTTGCGCTCAAGGGTTTTGATCGCCCCATTGAGCCGCCAACCCTGGGGGATTCCCACGATCCGCTCATGCCCTATTGCGCCGTTTCCGTTCTCGTCTCCCGCCTCTATTTCGTCAGCGATCGCCCCGATCCCGGCCTGGTCAACCCCGATCCGGTCGAGGAGCCCCGACGCCTCACACTTCCGCACGATGTCGCCCGCCTGTGTCACGTCCTGGCCAATTTCGTCAACGATGATCAGATCACCATCTTTGGCGAAGTCGTGATACCGTGGGGCCTCGGACTTTCTCCGTTCAAGGGCGATGGAGTGCGCCCAGGCGATATTCCATAGAAGCCACGTTCCGGTTTCGATCTCACGGCCCAAGACTGAAAGCCCAAGGAGATCGTCAAGCCCTCCGCCGTCGATGCCGATCTCGATCACGTCCGAGCGTTCAAGGATGATGGAGAGGGTGACTTTCCCCGCTGCCGCTTCCCAGAAGTCAGCCCCGGCCCAACGCTCCGCACCTTTCGACATTGCGATTTGGACATTGAGGTGTTTTGAGAGGAACCCTTGCAACGCCCCCTCTCCGTTCTCCTGCGCCTCATTGAATCTGTGCGTGATATATTGCTCATCCACCGATGCGCCCATATTCGGGTTTGTCAGATGCCAGTATTTCTTTTCGAGATACTTTTTCCCTTCAAGGATTTTCTTCGGGAACTCATAGAGCACAGGGAGAAAACGGTTGTCGTCTATTTCCCCATCCCGGACGCCGCGAGCATATTTCAACTTCTCCGCAAATACACCCGCCGGGGCAGAATCGGATTGAGTTGAAAGATAGATCACAAACCCTTCAGGACGTGACGCCATGCCACCCGTCGCCTCAAGGATCATATTTCCCGCGTTTGGCTTGTTTCCGAATTGCCAAAGCTCATCTATCAAGATCCCCGTTGCCTTCTTGCCGCCGACTGTTTCAGAGTCCGCCGCTATGACTTTCAGGGTCGCGCCGGTGTTGATGTTCGTGATCTGCCTCAAGTGATCTTGGACGTGCATCAAATCACCTAGATCCTCATCCGCCTTCACCATGTCGCGGGCCGGGTAAAAGCTGTTGTTTGCAATTTCGACCGTGGGAGCAAGGATCAGAAATTCAGCCGATTCCCGCCAGTTTCTTATCAGGGCCGTCATCATGATTGCGGAGGCGCTTGTGGATTTGCTGTTTTTCTTTGAGATCAACAAAAAGAAGTCTGTTATCAGGCGACGGCCTTCGTTGGCATCGTAGGCCCCGAAGATGGAGGCCACGAAATCGAAAATCCATTGACGCCCCGCCTCGCCCAGCGTCGGACGCCCCAGGACATCGACAAGGCGAAGTTCCTTGAAAACAGAGAGGGCGCTTTCCGCCTCATCCGGGAATAGTGGAGCGCAGGGAATAAGTGATTCACCGGAGGTGATTTTTCTTTCCCATTCGGGGAGTGCTGTTGACCATTCCATCACTTACCCACCACCTTTAGTTGCGGCGGCGCGCTTGCCGAAAACTTCCCGCTGCCCGCCTGTTTCGCCCGGTCGGCCTTCTCGTCCTTCTTGCCCTTGCCCTTTCCGCCGCCCTCCTTGAAAACAATCTCAGCGGCCCGGATGCGGAGCGTCGCGTCGATACTTGGATCGTTCCAAACCTTACGCAGATAGTCGGCGGCCTCCATATCCTCGCCCGGTTGCTGTTCAGGGGGTGCTTTTTCGGCAATCCCGGCGGACAATTCGGCCCCGAGCTGGGCCATGAGGCGCTTTTCGGCCATGGTCAGCGGGGCCTGCTGGCCGTCCTGGTTCGCCACCCTGATCAAAAATTCCTGGTAAAATCGCGCTTTTGCCTTCTCCCCCAGGGCCAAAATCTGCTTGATCTTCTCTTTTTCACTCATTTCTGCCTTTTTCCGGGGCTTTTTGTCCTTCGATCCCGGCTTTCTTCCCTGGCCTCTACCTGGTCCGCCTCTCATATTTCACCCTATTTTGCATTTATTTCGTAACCTATTGATATTTATTGCAAACATTTTTCTTGACATAATAATAATAATAATATAGAGTAGGGCCAACAGAACAGAAAAATAAACCTAAAACTCGAAAGGAGATCGATCATGATTAAAAAACAAAATATCCAGATCATCTTTGACAACGGCGGCGGCATCACCCTGCAAAAAACCAGCAAACCCCATTACATGCATTATTATAACGACCCATGCCAGACGGCAGAGGACATTAAGGCGCTCTTGAGCGGCGACAATCCGGCGAGCTGGGAAGGTAACGAGTATGGGCAGGAGGTAGGCCCGGACGATGAAAAGCAGACCATCCTTGATCCATCGTATGACGATATCCGAAACGGTGGATACCGCGTGTATGATCTCGCGGAGCTTATGGATGCCGTAAAAGACGCGGACCTTGACGATATTTCCTGGGGCAATCTCCGGGACCTCATCACAGAGTTGCGCAAAACGGAGGCGTAATTGTGAAAAAAATAAAATGCCCGAAATGTGGTTATGAGTGGATACCCCGGACGGACAAGCCGAAGGCCTGCCCGAATTGCAAACAATACCTCGAAAAGAAGGTGAAAAATGAAAATTAACCCCCTCACCGTCACCCTGCCGCCGGAGGTGTTCGCCCTGGTACGATCCGGGGAAAAGCGGATCATCAGCACCAAGCGCAACCCCCGGAAGGATCGATATTTCACCGTCAAAACGCCCACCGAGGCGAATATTAACGGCACCCTCTACCCGATTTCGCGGGTAGAGGGGACGCCGGAGGAATGGAAAATCTACCTGAAAGGAGAATGAGCCATGAGGAACAGAGACGAACAGATCGCCGTTGCAAACGAGATTATCCGTCAGCTTGGGGGTTCTCGGTTCCGCGTCATGACCGGGGCAAAAGACATCTTTGCCCATGAAGACGGCGTGAGCTTTAAAATTCCCGGAACGATCACCAAGAACCATATCAATTACGTCCGGATCTCCCTTGATCCGTCCGATACCTACACGGTCGAATTTTGGAAGTATCGCAAAATGAGGGGCGATAAAGTCGCCGAGCATTCGATGATTTATCATGATGGCCTTCAACAGCTCTTTACCTCCGAAACGGGCCTTGATACGCACATTTAAGATCCTGTTTTTAATGTGGCCGGGGTTCATCGCCCCGGCCTTTCGCGTCTAGTACCAGCCGCCGCCCCACAAGGTCTTCATAGCTTCACCACCTCCTTTTTTCCGCCCAGGTCGGGCGTTCCATCGAACCACAAAACGGCGTTTCCTTCTTCATCCTTCTGGTCCGTGAGCTTAAAAAGACAATGTTTCTGGATGCTGATCCGGTGTCTATGGTCATTCCAGACGATCCGCAAAAGATCGCGCATGGTCGGAACGTGTTGATTGTCCTTCCATGACTGGAAACCGGCCCGCAGGAGATAATCGCGGATTGCGCTGCTTTTAATCGAGACATCAAACACTCCTCCCCGGCCGCCCCTAATCACCTGATCAAATTCGGCGAACGTCACCGGGCCGCGCTTCTGGTTATTGAAACACCAGTTCACAAAGTCTTGATGCGTCGGCATGGTCTTTCCCAAGCGGGCCTTGATGTCATCAAAGAACGAGGAGCGGAACGGCATTCCTTTCTTGCAGACGGTCATCCCCGTATTGATGAGATACTCCGTGCATTCCCGGACATATCCACGGACGCGGCCCGTTCGGCAATCTTCCAAGGCCGCCGCTCCCATGCGGTTGATGCGCGACTGTGGCAGGATTTTGAGGCGGTTTTTGCTCATGTCGAGCATTTCGATCACGATATGGCGCATCCCTGACGCCTTTAGGCCATCGCAAAGCGTTTCGAGATCCGGACGCGGCATCCACTGTTCGGCGCAGGGGTTGACTGCGATCAAGACAAGGTAGCCGCGCCTATGAAGGTCTTTCGCTATCCTAAGCCGTTCGGATGGCGGCGGTGCGTTCGGTTCCAGGACGGCGGAAATATCATCCCGGAGGGTCGTTACGGTGATGTAGACGACCGGTTTTTTGTCGCCCAGGATGTCAAGGGCTTCATCCATCCCAGGGCCGCACTTGGTTTGAAAATAGATCCCATTAGGGATGTTTATAAGATGCTGACAAAGGGCGAGAGTGTCACGCCAGTTACGTTCCGTGAAGGGGTCGGATCGGTTTGATATGCAGATTGGATATCCATCCCGGAGGAGCATGTCGTCATAGGTTTCGATTTCTTTCTTGTAAAACTTCTTGATGGCGCCTTTTAGATTTCCGGCCCGGAATCCTTTATTGATGTTGGCGAAGCAATAGGCGCACCCATTCCGGCAGGTATCTGATGAATAGTCGAAAGCTGCCGGCTGAA